GTCGTTCAAGATGTTGCGGTCAAATGACGGAATTACAGGTAGATTTAGAGAATGGACTTTTACAAAATAAATCTCCAAGTCCCAAATCAAACGATATCGCCTCTGCTACTAAACCCCAATGACCTGCGTGTTGCCTCATCCAGTCTGGATAATTCAACTGCTCGGCGTTCTGTTAGTTTCAAAATCGCAGGTGATTTCCAACCTGTTGGTTTGCGAATTGTAATTGGATATGTATCATACTGCTCTGGATAGTAAGAACCGCCTGAAATACCACTTCGTTTCGCAAATTGCTGTCCTAAGGATAACAGATTTCCAATGTTGCTTAACTTATCAAAATTACCCTTCTTCGTATCTTCAAACCCAGTTTTTAGATAGTTCGTTCCCTTCTTAACTCCACTGGATACATTACGCAATACATCCATTATACCATCACCAGAATACTTCGCATCATCTACATCGCTTCTTGAAATATAAGGTTCAACTTCTCCAATCACTTCTGGAAATGAAGGAGCAGATTTGGATGCTTCCACAACCACAGGTTCTTTCTCTACTTCAACTGGTTCATCACCACCTCTACGCAGAGCAGGATATCCACTTTCTCGTGAATATAACGCTCTCATCTGTGCTTTTGCTCGTTCAAGAGGAAGAGGTTGAATGCTCTTATGAGAACCATCTACCGCTACAACCCAGTAAAGTTCCTTACGAGGTGCTTTACGAAGTTTGTAAGGCATCTTTATATTACTACAAGATAAAAACTCACCTATAATTAATATGGCGACTGGTGATGGTGCTATCTTTGGAGATAATCTTCAACATCTTCTTACAAAGAGAACACAAGCGGAAAAAGATAGTTCTTTACGTACGAAACCAAAACTTGAAGACAAATTAAAAGACCCATTTTATCAAAGATTAAATAGGTTAGTTCATCTTAGAACTCCTGTTGACTATGATGGAGCATTATATCGTTTAATACGAGATAGTTTATTTAGTCCAACATACTTTGGAGTGTACTTAGACGGAGACCATATTAATGCTGAGATGTATGATATTAAAGAGTTATATCCAGTCTTTAAAAACGCAACAGAAAAGATACCAGTTAAAGAAATGAATGTGGAAAGGACATTATCGTATCCTACTATATTATACGCTTATAAATCAATAAAAGACAATGCCGAAAGTATTATAAATACATTAATGGCGGAAACAGGTATTCCAAAATCCAAGCGTGTTCTTAATGGATTGTTAGTGAAAGATTTATTAACCACATTTAAGTTTTACAAGGATTCATTCAGCAACATACAAAAAAGATTTCCAGATATAGCAAAATATTATAAAGACACAAATACGATTTTTAAAGAGTTCGTTGATGAAAAATTAACCCCAACCGCAACAGGAGGCAGTGATTATGATAAACTAAAATCTTACTCTATTAGTGATGTAGATTTTCAGGACGCATTGGGTTTGAAACCTTTTCTGTATTATCCTGACCTTAGAAAAGTAAGGTCTGCTGATGAATTGTTTGATAAGCAAGGTCGTTGTGCGATTTTATTTTTAACGAGTTCTTTGTATCACGGACATTGGACTTGTTTGATGAAACGAGGAAATGTAATTGAATACTGGGATAGTTATGGTGGATACAGACCTGATGGCGAACGCAAATGGTTATCGCACAATGAATTAGTCAATCTACACGAAGACCAACCACTACTTTCTAATCTACTGCGAAATAGTAAATATACGATACTTTACAATCCATATCCGTATCAGTCGCATTCACCACAAACAAATACTTGTGGAAAGCATTGTATTACACGATTATACTATAAAGCACTCAAAGAACCGCAGTATCGTCAAATGATTAGGGAAAGCGGTAAAACACCAGACCAATTTGTAATAGATTTCGTTTACTCATTAATCGGCAAGTAAATAATATCTCTGCTTTAATCAAAGATGACGACGAAGGTTCGGTTCGTAAATACAGAAGAGGTTAGTAATGAGTTGATTTACTATAACCTTGATGTAATCAATTCGTCGCAGGTAGATACCGGAACTGGAAGCGACCCCAATGTAAAGTTTGAGGAGACACGAAGCACACCAATTCTTGCGGATGCTTCTAAATATAACTTCTCAATCGTTCGCTTTACGATTAACGGAGCAAATAAGGATTTGCCCTTATTCATTCCAATTGCGAACAAAGTTCAATCCAATACGACAGAAGCAGTTGTAGTCAGTGGAACGAATAACTTGTTCTATATTACATATCCAGACACAGCACAGACTATACAACTTACCTATGCTGTTACAATCACGACTGGAACTTATACGACAAGTTCATTTCTTACCGCTTTATCAAGTGCGATTACAACTGCGTTATCAGGAGGCACTGCTTCTACATACAAACCGACATCTGTTTCAGTAAGTTATGTTTCAAATACGAACAATGTATCCATTGTATTCAACTATTCAGGAACAGGATTAAACTATCCAACTCATTATCAAGCACTTTTGTTTTACGACCAGACGACTTATGCTACATTGGGGTCTGCGACTTTGTTTGGCGGTTGGGTTACATCACCACCAGGAACAGATGGTAATCCTGTGCTTCCATCACCGAACTTTGTAACCTTCCCAAACAATTTTTCTTCAAGTATTACACGAAGTTCTCCAACCCCAGTTGAAATCCAACCTTATACTCCAATCAATACTTTGTATGATACAATCTATTCTGTTACAATCGCAGGTCAGTATACGAAAGGAACTACAACTTATACAATTACACCAGTTACGAAGTTTATTACTTGGTATCCTGAAACGACAGATGTTCCACAACCTTCTGTAAATCCAGATGGAACAATCAATCAGCGAATAAGCGATAAGTATTGGTGGTGCTATACATATAAGCATTGGGTTGATTGCGTCAATAGAACTCTAACAGATGTTATGACCGCAGTCGCAACTCAATTGACTGCTTCAACAGGAACTACAATTACTCTCATTTCAAATCCTCCTGTTGTATCGTATAACCAAAATACAAATCTATTCAGTATCGCATTTGATAGTTATGGGTTCGGTTGTAATACAAATACTTACCTGAATGCTCTTGTATCATCAGTTCAATCTGGTTATACTCTAAATATCGTAAGTCCAATCAATCAAGACCAACGCCTCTGTAATACATCAGGAACGATTGCGAATGAGAACTTCTCGTTATTCTTCAACTCCAATATGTTTGGTCTCTTTACAAACTTCAACAACATCTACTATGGACTGGAAGCGGTCAGCAACAATGGAATGGATAACCTGATTGTCTGCTCTAACGAACAGACTGCCTCGTATAATCCGTATGCGTTCAATACGACGAGTGGAACGATTGTGGCGACCTCAACGCTGAACTCTGCGTATCCAAAGGTGTTATTCATTGCGACGCAGGATTATGCTTCTACGAGTTCGCTTTGGTCTCCCATTGCCTCTATTGTATTCTGTTCTACTCTGCTTCCTACTCTACCTGAAAATATCTCTGCCCCAGTCGTTCTCAACTCAGGGAATAATACATCGCAAAATACTTCTCTTAACGCATTCACGCCTATCATTACAGACATTTCCTTGCCGATGGCGACCGCAGGGGATTACCGCCAGTTTATTTCTTACACGCCGTCTGCTGAGTATCGCTTGACCTCGCTTGGAACAAGTCAGGTAGATGTGCGAGAGATGAATATTTCAGTCTTCTGGAAGCACCGACTTACTGGCGAACTCGTCCCATTGACCCTATTCAACCAGTCCAGCGTGTCCTTGAAAATCCTGTTCCGCAAACGCAATGGTGGAAAGTAGTCGTTCCATTTCCCCAAAAACTTTTTATCTGTCTTAATATAAAATGGCGAGTGCTGATGTTGAGAAGGTTGCCGTTTATGATAGTCGTATCGTCCAGTCTCGCCCACGATTCGCAGTAGATAAGGGTGCGTTGTCTGTTTCAAATGCTCCCTTTCAGGCACTCTCGCAGACGACCTCCCAGCATACCTACTCCGTTCAAGTGCCGAGCGAGACGACCTTTGTTGACCGAGCAGTAAACTGGTCGTCGCAGGTGTGTGTTACTCTTAATGTTGCTGGTTCTTTTGCGTCTGGTTCTACTTATACAATTGGTAATCCTTCTGGGACATCAGGGCAGAACGATACTTGGTGGGGATGGTGTGCGTTCCCTCTTCAATCGCTTACCTCTACAATTCAGGCAACGATTAACGACACGAATGTAGTGATTAACTCTGGTGATGTGTTGAAGGAGGTTCTGCGTCTGGTAGAT